TGCTGACGTTCTCCGCGGTGTTCGCTTGCGTGTCCGGTATCTCGTCGGACATCGCGAAGCTTCGCATGAAGCTGATGGAGAAGCGCGGGCCGATATGGGTTGAGGTTGAATCGCACCCTTTCCTGAAGGTTCTGCGCCAGCCGAACGATTACCAGACATACATCCAATTCCGGCAGCAGTGGATTCAATCGCTGCTGTTGTCCGGTAACGCCTACATCGCACTGGAGCGCAACAACCGCGGCGGCGCAGGTATGGGCGACATCAGCGCCATGTATGTGCTCGACCCCTGCAAGGTGAAGCCGCTTGTTTCTGACTCTGGCCTTGTGTTCTACGAGTTGGCTCCCGATCCGCTGTCCCAGGTTCAGGACGCAATCACGATTCCGGCCGAAGACATCATGCACGACCGGATTAACACGTTGTGGCATCCGCTGATCGGCGTTTCCCCGTTGACGGCGTGCGCTGCGTCGGCGTATCTCGGCGCCAAGATTCAAGGCGATTCCGCGCAGTTCTTCGCTAATCGGGCGATGCCTGGCGGAATGCTGTCGGCTCCCGGCCGTATCGGCGACGACACGGCTACTCGGCTGAGCGAGACGTTTCACGCGAACTTCGGCGGCACCAATATGGGCAAGGTTTTGATCGCTGGCGACGGCCTGAAGTTCGAGCCGTTCCGCATGACCGCCGAGCAATCGCAGACGGCCGAGCAGTTGAAAATGACGGTTTCCGACGTGGGCAGAGCCTTCCGGTATCCCGAATGGAAGATGGGCGGTCCAGTGCCCGCATACGCGACCGGCTATCAGGCTTACCAGCTCTCGTATTTTGCCGACACGCTTCAGTTCTACATCGAAGGTTCCGAGTCCTGCTACGACCAGGCGTTCGGCTTCGGTCCAAACATGGGCGTCGAGTTGGACACCGACAACCTGATGAGAATGGACACCGCCTCGCTGTACGAAACCATCAACAAGGCGAAGGAGTGGATGCACGTTGACGAGCAGCGCCTAAAGGCCGGATACGGCCCCACTGAAGGCGGCGATGACATCTACAAGCAGCATCAGGACCACAGCCTTAAGGCTTTGGCCGCGCGCGACAAGAGCGACGACCCATTCGGCACGAAGAGCAAGGCCGCGCCGGCGAATCCACAACCGGCAGACCCCAACGCGGGCCGCGAGATTGATCTGGACTTCGCCGAGGCCGCGGACGAATTCGAAGAGGAGCTAACCGCCGCATGAGTGTTACTCAGCAGCAGCTAAACGGATTCGCCCGCACGATTGGGCGCAAGTTCCGCGAGTTTGTCGGCGCGAGGTTTTCGGATATCTCGCAGCGCATGGACTCACTGGAACGGCGCTTTCGGGATATGCCGATCCCGGAGCGTGGTGAGCGCGGCGAGCCGGGCAAAGACGCGCCTCCTGTTGACGAGTCCGCCATTGTCGAGCGCGTACTGGCCCGCGTTCCTGCGCCGGTTAATGGCCGCGACGGACTGAACGGCAAAGACGCAGAAGTCAATCGCGACACTCTGACGTTGATGGTTCGGGACGAAGTTGCGCGGGCGATAGCAGCCATGCCAGCGCCTGCGCTTCATATTTCCGGAGAACTTGCGGCCGAGATGCGGCGCCAATTCAGTGAAGAAATTGCGCGCATGGTTGCTGCGATTGAACTGCCGAAGGGTGAACGCGGAGAGACCGGACCCGCAGGACCGCAGGGGCCACGCGGAGAGGCGGGCCAGAAGGGCGACAGAGGCGATACGGGAGAGTGCGGAGCACGAGGCGACAAAGGCGACCCCGGACCAGAAGGCGGCAGCGGCGCTCCCGGAGCAATGGGCGCTCCCGGCCCTGTAGGTCCGCAAGGTGAACGCGGAGCCGACGGCCGAACGCCAACGACCGAGGAACTAGCCACAATCGCCGACGTTGCCGCAGGACGCCGTTTCGCCGAGTGGGCGCTGGGATGGGAGCGCGGCGCAAACGAAACGCTACAGCGCGCTATGGAGCGTCTGCGCCAGCCGGAAGACGGCAAGCCCGGAGCCGCTGGCCGCGATGCTCTCGACCTCGAAGACTTCGACATGACGCACGACGGCGACGGGCTTGTGACGTTCACCTTCAAACGCGGCGCCATCGAGAAGCGGTTCGAGATTCGTGTTCCGCGGTTCAAGTATCAGGGCGTCTTTCAGGACGGCCGAGCCTATCGCGAGGGCGATGCCGTAACAAACGGCGGCTCGCTGTTCATCGCGCGCAAGGATTCACCGGCAGGCAAGCCCGCCGCTGAGGGTGACTGGCAACTGGCGGTCAAACAGGGCGGTCAGGGACGCATGGGCGAGACCGGCAGGCCGGGGAAAGACGGCAAGGACGGCGCGAACGGTCGAGACCTGAGATACCAGTAGGAGATTCGAATGATTCAGAGATTGTTTGCATGGTTCGGTTATCAGCCTATCGTTTACGGCGGTCCGAAGTTTGTGGTTATCCGTCCGGGGGATGTGCTGGTCCTGAAGTCAGCGGCCCCGATGTCTAGCGAGACATGCGAGCGGCTGAAGCAGGAACTCGGCAAAAGGTTCGACGGCTACGACGTTCTCGTTCTTTCTGGCGGGCTTGACATTGAGGTTATCCGCAAGGTCGCCTAAATGCCCGACCTCGTAACACTCACTCAGGGCAAGCGGCAACTGAACATCGAGGCCGCGCGCACTGACCTCGATTCCCATATCGAGATTCTGATTTCTGCCGCATCCGCCATGGTGATGACGCACATCAAGCGCGACGACCTGACGGAGTGGGAAGACGAGGACTCATCGCCGCCGACGTACACGGTCCCCAAGGACATCATCGCGGCGTGTCTGATCGCTCTGGGCTATCTGTTCCAGCAGCGCGAAGGCGCAGAGCCGGTGCCGGAGGCCTTCTACTCGCTTCTGGAAGGCTGGAGAGATCCGACCATCGCATGAGGCTCGTTAGCGCGATTCTCCCAACGCGAGGTCGAAAGGAATTCGCGGCGCAGGCGCTCGCCTGTTTTCTGGCGCAGGACTACCCGGCGAAGGAGTTGCTGATTCTGGACGATGCCGACATGCCGTCGTTTGGCGCTGACGCCGCGTTCCCCGAAGGCGTGACTTATTTCCGGTCGTTCTCACGCAAGACCATCGCGGAGAAGCGGAACGAACTGTGCGGAATGGCGCGCGGTGGAATCATTAGCCACTTCGACAGCGACGATTACAGCGTGACGACGCGAATCTCTGACCAGGTTAAAACCCTGGAAGACGCAGGCGCGATGCTGACCGGCTACAGCGAGATGCTTTGGTGGGACGGCGAGTCGGCATGGCATCGCAAGGGCGACGGCAAATACATTCTCGGCACGTCGCTGTGCTATCGCCGGGAATTGTGGGAGCGGTCGCCGTTCACCGACCACAAGCAAGGCGACATCCGCTACGGCGAAGACAATCGGTTCCGCAGTGCGGCGACAAAGAGCGGAGCGGTCGTCGCTGTGGCTTCAGGTCTCGGCATGATGGTTGCGCGGATTCATCCGGACAACACGTCACAGAAGAGGCCCGTGGAAAGCGGCTATGTGCGAATCCCGGCAGAGCAGCTTCCGGCAGGGTTCCCGCGATGAACGCGCTTTCAATCATTATTCCTTCGAAGACATTGAGCAACCTGACGGCGTGCGTTGGCGCGGTTCGCGAGAGCGGCGAGACGTGCAGGATTATTGTGGTGGATGACTTCGACTATTCATGCGGTCAGGGACTTCCGGGATTAGATTGGCCTTCCGTCGAGTGGACTGGCGGCGACAAGCCGTTCGTCTTCGCCCGCAACGTGAACATCGGCATTCGCGCCGCTGGCTCCGACGATGTGCTGATCCTGAACGACGACGCACTACTGAAGACACCGGGCGGCTTCTCGCTGCTACAGCAAGCAGCGGCAGAGAATCCGGAATACGGAATCATCGCGGCTACCACGAACAACGTCGGGAATCCGAACCAACTACCGCAAGGCAAGGGACTCCGCCAAGACCCGCGCATGGTCTGTTTTGTCGCCGTGCTCGTTCCACGTAGAACCATTGACAAGGTGGGATTGCTGGACGAGCGATTCATTCACTACGGCCTCGATGACGACGACTACTCGAAGCGCGTCCTAATGGCTGGCCTGAAAATCGGGATACACGACGGCTGCTTTGTCGATCATAAGAGTCTTAAATCGACCTACCGGAGTCCCGGAGGACCGGGCGGCAACTTCATCCCGAACCTGCGGATATTCGAAGAAAAGTGGGGAATGGATAACAAGGGTCGCCCACCGGGGACTGTGAAGGGCTGATGTTCACGGCAGAAGCCTTCAGCGCCGCTCAGCCGTTCCCGCACGCGATTGTCCCCGACTTCGTGCCGATTGAAACAGTGCGCGCGATCAATGCCGAGTGGCCCACAGACGGCTGGAATCCCTACAAGCACAAGCACAGCGACAAACGGGCCAGCACGAGTTTCGGCCCGCGCACGAAGGAACTGGTTGACTCGCTTAATGGTCCGGAATTTATCGAATCACTTAGCAAGATGACCGGGATTTCGAACCTTTCGGCCGATCCCTGGCTAAGCGGCGGCGGACTGCATGAGACCTTAAACGGCGGATTTCTCGACATTCACGCCGACTTCAACATCCATCCGAAGACGCGGCTTTTTCGGCGCCTGAACCTGCTGCTGTTTCTCAATGAAGATTGGCAGGACGAGTGGGGCGGCTGTCTGGAATTGTGGAATCAGGATAAATCGGGGGCCTGCGTCTGCGTGGCTCCCAATGCCGGTACGGCGGTCATATTCGCCACGACCGATAGCTCATTTCACGGCCACCCCGTGCCACTTAATCGACCTGATGGCGGTTCACGCCGTTCTATTGCGCTGTATTACTACTCGCCGGAATCGCCCGAGCCGAATCCGCGCGAACACTCGACGCTCTACATCGGGGAAGAGGAACATTGGTTCAGAACAGACTGATGATTTTCTGCGGGCCTGACAGCCGCGAAGGATGGAAGACGCTCGACGCGATGAAGCGCCCGCATATCGACTATGTGGCGACCGTTCCGCCATTTCCTTCCGAGGTAACAGCGCAGCAGTGGTCCGAGGTCGAGTGGATTCACGGGATCGCCTGCCTCGTGCCGTGGGAAGCGGAAGAAGCCGTGCGCGAGATTTACGCGATGCTCGCACCGGGCGGCAAGCTGACGATTGAGACGCCTGACTTCAACCGCGCCAAGGCGTCAGTGCTGTGGACGTTTGGCGACCCGGCGCTGAAATACCCGGCGCATATGAATCGGTGGTCCTATACCCCGGAGTCCTTGACGGAGTTGCTTCGTGCGGTGGGATTCTCGCGAATGGACGTGCTCCCCGCGCAGACGCATCACCCGGCGCGCGATTTCAGGGTTGAGGCGTACAGGTGATGATTACGCACTCGTTTGTTGTTGCCTGCCTCGAATCGTACCGGATGGCCGAAAAGCAGATACGGCACATGGCGCGGATTCTGCCGGATACCTGGGAAATGGTGTTTGTTGATGACGGCTCGGAGCCAGCCATTGAAATCCCGTCAGAGCGACCCGTGAACTTCATTCATGCGCGCCGATCAGACAGACAGCCGGGGGAGTGGACGCAGAAAGTCGCGATCAATGAGGGCGTGGCGCTGGCTACTGGAGCCTACATCGTAAAGAACGATATTGACCATGTATTCACGCGGGAAGCCATCGCCGCGGCTGAAGCCTTTACTGGCGACATGATGCTGTTTCACCGTCAACCGGGATTCTTAAGCGACGCGCTGGAGATAACCCCGGTCGAGCACTCGATTTACCAGACCGTCGTCGATGACGTGTTTCTGATGAAGCGCAGCATCTTCATGGAGCGCGGCGGCTACGGCAACGTGCGGAAGTATGGCGACGGTGGAAAGATATTCTGGGACATGTCGCGCAAGCCTGAAGCGAATCCGCAACCTGGCGCCGAAATCTACGTCACGCCACCGGACTTGGAGCAGTACCACTCAGTCAAGAGGTACGCATGAAGCGCGTGGCGATTGTCGGTCACGGCACAGTAGGCCGCGGCATGGAGCGGCTTTTCACGTCCCGATTCATAACCGTTATCTACGACGAAGGGCGGGGCGTAGGCCGTAGAGAAGCCGTCAATGAGTGCGATCTGTCGATTGTCTGCGTCCCGACGAACAGCAACCCGGACGGCTCGGCGGATACGTCAATCGTCGAGGAAGTTGTTAGCTGGCTCGAAACGCCGTTGATTCTGATTAAGTCCACAGTGCCACCGGGAACGACGGATCGGCTGGCAGCGAAGTACCAGAAGGCCGTTTGCTTCTCGCCTGAGTACATGGGGGAATCGAGCTACTTCACCCCGCCATGGAAGTATCCCGACCCGACAGACGCGCGCTCGCATACGTTCGTCATCATCGGCGGTGAGAAGGCGTCACAGGTTGCCGGATTCTTCCAGAAGGTTATGGGCGTCGATACGCGGTATTCGCTGACATCGGCAGTGGAAGCCGAGTTGACGAAGTACATGGAGAATGCGTTCTTCGCCGTCAAGGTGACGTTCTGCAACGAGTTCGCGAACATCGCCGCGGCATTCGGAGTCGACTACAAGCGGCTGCGGGAAAACTGGCTGCTGGACCCGCGCATTAACCCGAATCACACTCTGGTATTTGAGGACGCGCGCGGATTTGGCGGGAAGTGCCTGCCGAAAGACCTGCGGGCCATTGTTCACGCGAGCACAGCGGTGGGATATGCGCCGTCGCTGCTGTCGGCAACGCTGGAAGCTAACGCGAGGATTCGCGGGTGAGACTGGCCGTTGTCGCTGGCGGCTGGCATTGGCCGGCGCATTTCTTCCAGCAGGCGGCGCGCATCTTCAGCGGCGCGGACTTGTTCGTTGTGGCGCATCGCAACCCCGAGTTAAAGATCGTGCGCGAAGAGAAGCGCGAAGTTCTGGCGAGTGTAACCGGCCCGCTCGGCGCGCTGGACCGCGAACTCTACAGCGCGTTTCCGTCAATCCCGGACCTGCTCCGGCTCAACTGGACATACGAGGAAGCGCCGAACACCGTCGGCGATTGGGGCTTCTTTAATCAGTGGCTAGACCGTCACGACTTCCGAAAGTACGACGTGATTTTGAACTGCCACGACGACACGTATCTGCGCGGGCCTGCGTTCCCGCTGGACGGTGACTGGCTGATTCTAGGGAACGGCACATACCCGCAGGCTCCAGATGCCTACGTTCGCGGCTCTTTCGAGTTCTGGAAGCGCGAAATGCTCGAAATGATTGGCGGACGGATCGACCTCGGCGAGATTCCCTTCACGCGCGAGGGATTGACGGACACGCCTCAAGGCATTGAGCCGCTGTTGCGCTGGAACGATACCGCGTTGCCGCTGCGCCGGATGATGAATGATCGCGGACTTTCATCGCGCATCAAGTTCCTGTCGCCGTACTACCGGGTGAGTCCGTTCGCGATAGAAGGGGAGCGCGGCTTCATGCACTCGCGCGTCGGTGTGCCGTGGTCGTATGACGAGGGGCTGAAGGCTTACCCGTTGGAGGTTGCGGCGTGATCGCAACCAAAACCATCCCGCTCATGATGCCGTATGTGGCTCCGGGAGCCGCTGACGAAGTAGCGCGCGTGCTCGGAACGCGGTGGATTGGGCAGGGGCCGAAGGTCGACGAGTTCGAACGCAAGTTCTCCGCTGAGATTGTCGGCGGGCGTCCGTCTCTCGCTGTGGGGAGCTGCACCGACGCGCTGCACCTTGCGTATCTGCTGGCCGGTATCGGGCCGGGGGATGAAGTTATCGCGCCGGTGTTCACCTGTACCGCGACGAACATTCCGCTCCTGTATTGCGGCGCCAAGATTCGATTCTGTGACGTTGAACCGGGCGGGCTAAACATGAGCGCGGCTCATGCGCTGAAGCTCATCACAGAGCGAACCAAGGCGCTTGTAGTGGTGCATTACGGGGGCGCTCCGGTTGATCCTGCGTTGTTTAAGTTGGGCGTTCCTGTAATCGAGGATTGCGCGCAAGCAATCGGCACGGGCTGGCCGGGTACGCGCGGCGATTACGGCTGTTTCAGCTTTCAGGCGGTCAAGCACGTTACGACCGGGGACGGTGGAATGCTGACGCTGCCGCAGGACAAGTATGCGGAAGCGAAGCGCCGCCGCTGGTTCGGCATCGACCGGGAAGCGAAGCTGGCGGGCATTTGGGCGAACGACATCACCGAAATAGGGTTCAAGTATCAACTCACCGACATCGGCGCGGTGATGGGCATTGCGGGCCTGAACTCGCTGCCGCTCCAGATCGAAGTTCGGCGTGCTCTCCGCGCGCTCTACATGCGCCGACTGGAAGACCTCGACGGAATCTCCGTGCTGGACACCGACCCGGATAGCGCGTGCTGGTTGCTGACTGTGGCGGTCGAAGGGCGCGAGGCGCTGATTAAGAAGCTGTCTTCCGAGGGCATCGAATCGGGGCAGGTTCACTACCGGAACGACCGCTATTCCATCTTCAGGGAATTCCCCGGCGAGTTCCCGAACATGGACGCCATCGACGGGAAATACCTGGTGCTCCCGCTCCACATGGGGATGGACCGCGAAGACGTTGAGCGCGTGTGCGACGTGATTAGGGGCGGCTGGTGATTTACGTTTTCACCAGTAACGTGAACTGGTTCGACAATCTTCGTCCCCCTGCCACTGGCACCGACCACAACGTCAGATACATTTGCTTTACGAATCTTCCGGCTGACGTTCTGCCAACCGTGCTCCCGTGGGAATACCGGCATATCGAGATAGAAGGAGGGTCCGGCGCACGAACGTCTCGAATGCCGAAAATACTCGCGCACAAGTTTCTACCGAAGGACGCGGAGTACTCCATCTATCACGACTGCAATTACCAGTTGCGCGTGTCGCCAAATGAAATCATAGACCTTGTTGCATACGAGCAGCAGTGGGCATCGTACCGGCACCCTGCGAGGAGTTGCGTATACGACGAGGCGCGAATCGTGATGGAACACTGCCCGCTCATCCCTCGCGATGAAGTACAGCGCCAGATTGAACGCTATCGCGCGGAAGGTTTCCCCGAGAAGGCGGGTCTGTGGGCTAACGGGTTTCTGGTTCGACGCCATACGCCGGAAGTTGCCGCGCTTAATGAGGCGTGGTGGAACGTCTTCAAAGACGGCTGCGCCAGGGATCAGTTGGCGTTTCCGGTGGCTCGTCACGCTATGAAGGCAAACACCCGGACCCTTGAGGGAAACGTCTTCGCATCGCAATACACAATCCATCGCTGGCACGCGGCATGGAAGGACAAGGACGACAACCCGAACTTCTGGAAGCAGCGCGACGAACTCCGGCGCGAATTGAAGGCGCGGAGCATCTACGGATTTCCGGACTATTAAATGAATCTCGGCATTCTCCGCGTTAAGAACGAGGCGCGATGGATTTCGCGCTGTGTCGGCTCGATTCTACCTGTCTGCGAGCGCGTTCTCGTAATGGATGACCACTCAATCGACGACACCCGCGAGATATGCCGCGCGATTCCCGGTGTCACGGTGCTGGAGTCGCCATTCACCGGAACCGACGAAGCGCGGGATAAGAACTGGCTACTGGCTCATGCAATGGACCTAAAGCCGGACTGGATTGTGGCAATCGACGGCGACGAAATGCTCGGACCCGGCGCGGCTGACATGCTCCTGAAGGCTATGGCTTCACCCGGACACCCGTGTATCTCGCTGCGTGTCTGGTATCTGTGGAACTCCGAAGAGCAGGTCCGCACAGACGGCGTTTACGGCGACTTTCACCGGGAAAGCGTGTTTGTTCCGAACGGGCAGAAGTTCGAAGTCCAGCAAGGCAAGCCGAACTTCCATTGCGGCAACGTGCCTTACGGATGCCGTCAGAAGCGGCGAGTGCTCCAGATTCCCTTGCTGCATTTCGGCTACATGCACCGCGAGGACCGCGAGCGCAAATATGCCTGGTACAACTCTATCGACCCGGACAACGCGCGCGAGGACATGTATCGGCATGTCGTAATCGGTGACGTGTTCCCGGCTGACTCCAAGTTCAAGCACGGCGGGCCGCTGGAATTGAAGCCGCTGGTGGCTATTGCGGGACAACCGGCGTGATGGTTCGGCTATTTTGCTCGGTAGGCTTTCTGGTACTCAATAAAGCGCCCGCATACTCTTTCGCCAAACGCATCCGACACTTCGATTTCCTTTATCTCGCCGATGGCCTTCGCAAAGCGATCAGCAGTGCCAGAAACGTAGCGCCCCGATCCGCGCCACTTGAACCAAACCTCAAGACTGTTTGCGTAAGCCATGCGAATCCACACTTTCTGATTGGCGCGGAATCGGTGCGTGTCCCGAGTTGCCTTGAAGTATTGGACGGTCATATTACAAAGAGTAATGCGAAATAGGAGCGTTGTCGATTGCGTTTGAACCTAGGCGCGGCCGATCGTCCGTTCCCCGGCTTCCTGTCCGTCGACATCGTTCCGCCTGCCGACATTCTGGCCGACCTGACGTTGACGTGGCCGTGGGAAACATCGTCGGTCGACGAGGTAAAGGCCCACGACGTTTTCGAGCACATGCCCGACAAGCGGCACAGCATGAACGAACTCTGGCGAGTGCTGAAGCCGGGAGGACGGGCGTCTATCGAGCTACCGCACGCGACAAAAGGGGACGGCGGGCATTGTGATCCTACTCATGTTTCGTACTGGACCCCGAGCGACTTTGAATATTACGAGAAGGGCAACTACGCCAGAGAGCGATTCCGAACGTCTCCGTACTACGGCGTTAAAGCCGATTTTCGTTTGATCTCCTGTGACATTCAAAGGTATCCGACGAAATGGGGAGAGGTTTACAAAATGACGGTGGTTTTAGAGGCAATCAAGCAGTGAAGCCGCCGTATAATAATCGAGCCATGACAGCGGTATGAACGCTGCCATGGCCCTAACCACGAACCTTCGAGGAGGTCCAATGGCTTCAGCCACAATATCACGACGCGCCCGCGTTTGTCGTTTATGCGCCAACTCTGAGCCAGTCGCAATCTTTCGTAAGACGGGAAATATTTGCAATCGCTGTAAGCAGGCGAGACACAGATTAAGGATCGAAAACGGTTACCTGCCGCCGCTCTCAAAGCGCGAGCCAAAGCCAATAATGGAGCGGCTGCTAGCTCACCGCAGGATAGATCCAAACGGCTGTTGGGTTTGGACTGCTTCCACTGACAGACAGGGCTATGGCCACATTTCGAACGTATTCATAGGCGGAAAATCGCGCTCTATTTCCGTTCACAGACTGGTTGCCCATTTGATCCACGGACTTGATTTAAGCAGTAGGAATACCTACGCCTGTCACCATTGCGACAACCCGCCATGCTTCAACCCGGATCATCTCTTCGTCGGAACCCCGAAGGACAATTCGGACGATTGCAAGAACAAGGGACGCGAGAGGCACCAACTAGGGGAGGAAAACGGCGGTGGCGGCAAGCTAACCGCTGATCAGGTTTCCGAGATCAGGGACCGATACAGGCACGGGGAATCTCAAAGAGTTATCGCGAGCGCCTTCGGTGTTGATCAAACGATGATCAGCATGATCGTGCTGCGAAAGCAATGGCGTCACGTCCAGTGAACGCCAAGTTGGAGGCGCTGAAGTGAATCAGGGTATGAGGCCCGCAGGTTC